GGTTTGAGACTACTCGGACGCCGAGGGGTTTTGGGTTCGTTGTGTCAGTACCCCACCAGAGCAGGGTTTGATCTCGGACGGTAGACGTTTCACCCGCTGCCAGGAGTGGGACGAATACGAAGCTAACGAGCCACTTGCGGTATCCGGTCGTTCCGGTGCCGGAGTTCTTGAAGATGATGGTTGAGACGGTTCCGCTTGCCCCTCCCCCAAGATTCCAGATGACTTCACCATCTTCGCCTCCGAACTTCAACGCCGATTGGCCGAACTTCAGCGTGTTGTCCGTGACCCATTCCGGCCCCGCCGACCCCCACTGGATCACCGTTGTCGATCCCGTGCAAGCGTCGAGACTCTGATGCCCCGTCCCCTCGTTCATCGGGAAATAGGCATAGAGCCCGTTGTTCGTCGAGGCCGCATACTCACCCACATACAGACGCAACTCACGCCCAGAGATCTGCGCCGATGTCGCGTTGAGTGTCGTTGTGCCTCCGCTACCCGCCGCGTTCTTGTAGAACCGCAACGCCGAGATGTTGAACGGACCGTAAGACGCATCGCCCGCCGAGGGGGCATCCGTGCCTGCCGCCGTGTCCACCCCCACCCAGAAATCGAGCGTCGTCGTGATGTACGTCCCGATCGTCGAGAGCGCATCCGAACCGATCAGCGTACCCGAGCCATCGCGCACCGCGAATGTCCAGGTCGTTCCCGAGGAGTTGTAGAACTCCAAGTGCCGGGAGGCCATGATCTGCGTGCGCGCGGCATCACCGTCCGTCACCGTCCACGTTTTCAACACCGCCGCCGTCGCGTCATAGACCTTGACAACCCACGACCCCGTGGACGAAAAGTCGTAGTAGCACCAGACGAAACGGTTCGCCCCCGTACCGTACCCTCGCGACAACACCGTCGCCGAGGTGGACGTGGTATACGCTCGGATCTGCACCTCACATGCGAACCCGAACCGATCTCCCGATCCGAACGACATGCCCTTGATGCGGCCGAAGTCGTTGTACCCGTCGAGCGATGCGCAGCAGTCCTTGAACGGCGTGCTGTTGAGGCGTGAATACCCCTGACGGACCTTCATCGCCCGCTCGGAGAAGTCGAGATTCAGGAGATCCGCGCACTCGATGCGGGTGTTCTGGACGGGAATGGACCGATCGGAAAGCCCGGCGAAGCGGTCAACGTGGGAGACGAGTTTTCGAGTAGCCATCGGATCATCGCCCCACCGGAGACCCCGTGTAGATGGAAGACGGCCACGCCTCACCTTGAGCGTTGCCCGGGAGCTGGTACGGGTTGCGCTGATAGAACGCGCCGTCCATACCACTCGAAGACTTGCGAAGATCCGCCACCGCCGCGCGGTACAGCATCTCGAACGTCTGGCGCTGGTCCGCCCCAAGGTACTGAGGGAACATCAATGCCGCCCCGTGGATCAGCCCATCCACGAGATCGCGAGGGAAGCGGTAATCGAGTTGGGTCCCATCGGCTGTGGCCGACGTGATCTGCGTCGGGAACCCCAGGTAGTTGTAGTTGATCGTGTAATTGTCATCCGGGGTCGGGAACAGCCTCAGCTGCCAGGCCCCGGTCGATGAGCTTCGTTTCACCAGCATTGCATGTCGCGGACGCCCCGAAGCCGTCAACAACAAGGGCAACGATGAGTTGTCGTACTGCTGCTGTGTGAGGATGTTCAGGGGCTCGTAAGGCGAGGATGCGTGACGCACCGAGGGGTAGATCAACTCGAATACGTCATCCGCCAGCGCGTAGGTGGCCCCTCCACCCGACGAAGCGGAGATCGTCTCCTCCACCACGAAGGCGAGGGGGCGGGCCGCGCGCACCATGGCGCGCAGCGTGCGGTCCAAGGCGAACTTGATCTCGTTACCCAGGAGGGTCTCAGCCGTCGCCGTGTTCGCCAAGTGAAAGGCAACACGGCTGACCAGAGTTCCGATCGTGACGGAATCGACCGACATGGATCACTCCTTAGCCCGGGACGGTTTGGAACGCTCCGTCCTTCTCGACGAGCTTCTTGCGTGGGGTGTTCGGGGCGGTGACGATTTCCACCGGACTCGCAGCGAGTTCGCGGTATGCCGAGTAATGCGTCGGCAATACCTTGTCGAAGCGGGCAGCGATGTCACCCCGGAACTTGTCCTTACCCACCACCTTGAACGCCGCCTGCATGAGCGTCGTTTTCTCCTTCTCGGAGATGTCGAAAATCTTGGTCACATCGGTCCAGGTCAGCAATGGAACGCCGCGAGCGAGAACCTTGTCCCTGTGGACTTTGGTGGCTCGGTGGGTGCCAGCTTGACCCGTACCCATCCCACCCACCTCATCCATGATCTTCGACTTCGGGGGAAGGATTTCTTGGTCAGCGAACACGACGCGGCCATCCACCGGGTCGAGCGAGTACATGATGTTGGCGTAGTCAACCTCTTTCGTGACGACGTTCAACGTGACACCGAACCGTTCTTGGTAGTCCATCAGATAATCCTGAGAAGAATCAAAACGCCTTCCCACCAACGCACACGCCTGGCAGGGGAGATGTTCTGGTGCCCGCAAGCGGGACAACCCCGGCTCCGCAGGATTTTTGAGTTCCTGCGGAGCGCGGAGCAGAGGCAACAGCGACCGTACTCTGTCACCGGGCTCTTCATTACAGACGCACGAAAACGGCCGAGATCGTGCCGCCAGCCGCACCCGAGTTGGCTTGCAACGCCACAAACGGGTGGCCCACACCGTTCGTCACCGCCGTCGTTTGACGGTTGAGGACGCCCGCCGTAGCCGTGCTCATCGTGAGGATGTGCCCATCCGCGGTGGCCGCGCCCGTGGTACCGTCCACCAGCGCCGCCGCTTTGCCATAGCGGGTGACGTAGATCGTGTCGCCCGCCACCGCGTCACGACCGGAAGCGCCACTGGTCGTGGTTTCCGACCCCGTACCACCGACACCTTCGTAGATGCCGACGACGAGATTCGCACAGTTGGCAATCGTAGTCGTGGTCTTGATGACCTTCTTGCCCGTGGTGTCCGAGCCTGCGAGCATGACGGTGTTGCCCACCGAGATCGCGGCACCCGCCTCGCAGACGACTTGGATCTTTTCGCCTGCGAAGTTCGTGGTGTCGGCCGAAGAAATCGGACCTTGGATATTGGAAGAACCGAGCATTGTCCGACTCCTTTCTTACGACGTGTAGCCGTAGTTGAAAACGACGAATTGGTTGCGCGGCGAAACGCAGCGCAACTGCCCACGCCAACGCATGAACTGCACCGAGGCGAACTGATCGACCGGAGACTTCGGGGGCGAGAGCATGAAGTTCTTGCGCGCGTCGATGACGAACTGGAGGGTCTCGGAGTTGATGCCGTAGATAAGCGGGTTGCCCGCCACCGCAACGGAACCGCCCGAAATCGAACCAGCCGCGTTGTAGGTCTTCGCCCACTCGTCGTATACGAGCGTCTTGCCCTTGAAGGACAAACCCTCGACGGTGAGTTCCGCCGTACCGTAGTAGTTCGGCGTCTTGTAGACGACCTGCTTCGTCTGCACCGCAAACTCGTAGTCGTTGTACGCGGTGGGCGAACAGACGATGAGATCCGCTTGCCCGCCGAGACCGTAGGCCGACACGTTGAAGATCTCGACGAGATTCTTCAACGGACCATTCGGACCATACGGGGCAGAGGTGTTGATGCCGAGACGCGACCAGCCCGAGGTGACACCCGTGTACCGCCAGTTGACCGACAACGGCTCCCAGCCCGTACCACCCGCTTCGTCCGCCGTCCACGCTACGCGAGTGATGCCCGCGTAGGAGTTGGTGGCTTGACGATACTTCCAGTGGTCACCGCCAGGGATGTTGGTGCCGGTCGTGATGTCCGTGCCCGCAGCGAAACCGGAGTGCGAAGCACTCGGAATGATCTGCTCCAGGCCCGTGATGCGCTTGGCATTGGTGACGTTGCCCGCGTACATGTCGATGCAGAGGCGACGACCGAAGCCGAGTTCGGTTTGGACGACCATCTGCTTCATGCGGTTCGCGATGGCCTCGTCCGACGTGAACTCGTCCTCTTCCTGCTCGCTCATCGCGAGCGGCGAAGAGTAGTTCGTGTAGGTGATTTCACCCGCCGTCGTGCCCTGAACCGGGGTCGTGCTCACATTGTCGTAGTAGCTGTACGCTTCCGCCGTGTTGAGCACGTCCATGAGGCGGATGGCCTCGGACTGCGGCAGGTTCTTGCGCACATCGGCTTTCGCCAGAAGGATCTTCAAGAGCGGATAGCCCTTGGAGATGACATCGACCGCCTTGTTGCGGTCATACCAACGCGGAAGCACGGTCGTGGTCAGCGTGTTCCACGTCGTGTTCTGCATACTCGGAGAAGTGATCGGCATGGGTTACTCCTTGAAAGCCGATCCCGAACTCAACCCCCGCCGTTTCGCCGGGCCTGGGTGATGAGATCCGTCAAGTCCACTTTTCCCCCGGAGCGATTGTTGCCCGAGGTGCTGCCGTTGAAAAGTTGACCCTGCCGCTTGTTCTCCGCCGGGCGTTGCCCGGTCGGTCCGAGTGCCTTCAGGTTCGGCCCTGCAACAGCGTACAGGGCTTGCTCGTGCGAGAGGTGCGGGGCCGTTTGTCGCAGCTTGTCCGCAGCCTCTTTGTATTGATTGGCGTTCGCGTACTTGGTCTCCAGGGCCTTCCAAGCACCGCTCACCTTTTGTTCCTGGAACTCCTTGATGACCGGGAGGAACTGCTCGTTGATGAGCTTCTTGTACTGCTCAAGCTCCTGGAACACCGGAGCCATCACTTCCCGGACCACCTGGAACGACGCTGCCTTGATGTGCGTGACGTTCTCGTCGTTGAAGTACGCGGCAGGGTCAGCCTTCATCCAAGGCTGCTCCTCCACGTTCGTCTGCGCAGGCTGCTTGCCCGCTTGCATCGCGGCCATGAATCGGGCCGCGTAGTCGGGATCGGAGATGAGGCGGTCAAGGGCAGCCGCCTTCTCCTGGGCCTTGGCGAGGGCCTCGGACTCTTCCTTCCGCTTGCGGGTGTAGTCCCCCTGAAACGACTTCTGGAACTTCTCGACGATGCTGCGAACGTCATCGGGGAGTTCGTCCAGCGACGGCAAAGCGCCGTCGTCCTCCGCCTGGGTTTCGGTCACAGCGCCGTCGGCTTGCTGTTCCTCAACCGCCTGGGTCGGTTCTTCCGTTTCAGTCGCAAGATGATCCGAGGAAAAGTCCATAGAGTCTTAGCCCTTCTTCACCGGGTTCGTTCGCGTCATACCCGGGTTCACGAATTGACCGCCGCCACCACCAAACATCGCGCCCTTACCACTCTTCTTCGTCTGCTTCGGCATGTACCACCTCGTGTCGGAGATCGGAGTCCATGATTGATCTTCCCCGTTTGCCCCAGTTGGCGAACTCAGGAAACTGCTCCTTGAGTTCCGGGTACTTCTCGAACTCTCGCTTGTAAGGGTTCTCGGGTCGGAGATCTCCGGCCCCACAACTCGTGAACCCGAACTCGCGCTCATACGTCAGTCGCTCCTCATCGGAGCGGAAGGGCTCGGGCCCCTCGTGGATAATCGCACCGGACTTATCCCGCTCGACATAATAGCGGGGCCACTTTTGCCGTGCAACAGGATCTGCGAAATCCTCGATGCACTTGGAGCCGCCCCCGTGGTCGAGCCATCGGGATTCACCGCTGGCGAAGTGATTAACACCTCCCTTTACGAACCCGAACGGGACTTCCACAGCCCCCTGCTTCGATTCCTCGGTGAACTTCTCGAACTCCTTGGCGTAGGAGAACAGGCGCTTCACACCGGGGGACGTGACGAACCACGCCCCGCTTATGCCCCTATCGCCGTCGCGGGGCATCCCACGCTTCTCCATGAAAGCGTCAAACGCATCCGGCCATGTGTCCGGGTATTCCGGTGAGTTCATCCTTGCTCCGTTTGCATCATCCCGGCCTCACCCGAGGGAACCGTCTCCGCCGATGGGGCGCTACCCCCCTTACCGCCCTGCATCTGCTGCATGACCGCCGCCTGCTGCAACTGCGCAAGCATGGCCGGATCATCGGAGTTGAAGAGGGGAGAGTTCATGTCCAACCCGATCGCCCGGAAGAACTCCTTCCACAGCGTCATCTGGTTGAGAATCTGCTGCGCCACCGGATTCTGCGCCGACATCTGGATCGCCGTCGCCAATCGTTGCGCACGCACATCATCGGAGATGGCCCGAGCCGAGCCCGGCCGCACCGCGATGCGCAGGCCCGCACGGATGTCGGCTTCGACCCAATTCAGCCGCGCCCAGATCCCCGCCGCCTCGGGCCCGAGAATGCGGGCCACCGTCTCGGCATCGTAGAACTGGGCCGCCATGGCGAGGCGCTTGGTCGCCACCTCCCCCAGGAAGGTCTCCACCGCAGCCGCCTTGTGGGCCGTGGCTACCGTCGCGTACTGGGAGATGTTCGACGCCTCGGTCGCGGTCGTCCCCGACTTCAGCGCCTGCCCGAATTGATTCGGGGAGAACCCCATCGTCATCCCGATGGTGCGGTCGATGAACCCGAGGTAGTTCAGCACCTCGGGCGAGCGTCCCTCGCGCGGGAGCTTGTGGATGATCGTGCGGATGTCCTGCTTGTTCGGCCCCATCTTCACCGGGACCATGCGCCCCACGGCGGGGTCCAGGTGCCCGAAGATCGCCTTCGGCTCGATGGACTCCTCATCGTAGTAGGTCACGTCGTCCTGCTCGCGGGCGAAGCCGTCCAGGGCCTTCGTGCTCACCAGACGCTCGGCCAGGATCTCGGTGTAGACCGTGAGGAGATCGGATTGCGGGAAGACGCAATCGCCGTCGTAGTTCCACCCAAGCACCGTCGCGGGGTGCTTGCACCAGTACGGCTTCTCGACCTTGCGCAGGATGTTCCCCTGGTCCGCGTCGATCACGAACATCGTCCAGGAGCCGTCCTTGTTACGGGAGAAGATCTCGTACAGGAGGATCTTGTCGTCCTCGGCCTCGTCCTCGTTGAGGTTCGGCGTATCCACCGACGAGCGGCCGATCTTTTTGTAATACTGGGTCTTCGGGGTGGCCGTCAGCCCCCTGGTGTTGGTGAAGAACTCGTAGGACTTCACCGCCTCCAGGTCGGCGTAGATCACCCGCCCCACCCAGGAGGCCGTGTCGATGGACGCCGCCTCCGGGTCGATCAGGAAATGCCACGGCGATATGCGCCGGGTGACGATTTCCTCCCGCAGCATACGGGCATCCGTCTCGAAGGAGACGCCGGGGTCCTCCTCCGGTTGCCCCGCCAGGGCCGTACCCATCGTTGCTTCGAGGTTGCTCGTCACCTCGTTGAGCATCGGGTTGTTGATCTCTTGCTTCCGCTTCTTCGGGCGCTTGTCCTCGTCCTTTTCCTCCTCGAAATCGCATTCGTAGGAGGTCCAGGCCACGCCGAACCCGTACTTCACCGCATCGCGGATGACGGTACGGATCTCCTTCGTCACCGTCCCCTCGCAACTCCAATCGGAGTTGGTGAGGTCCTCGAGCATGGGGGGCACATCGCCACCCAGGCGGGGCGAATAGCCCTCGACGAAGAACTTGGCGTTGTTGGAAAAGAGTTGCGACTCGGTGGTGTGGACGATGCGGTAGACGCGGCCGGGGTAGATCTGCTTCAGTTGGTCCTGGAAGGAGCCCTTGGCCTCGAACTCGGTGCGGCGATAACCGTCTTCCACCGCGAGCCAGAACCCTTCGAACTTCTGCCGAAACTTGAAGTAGTTGTCGGCGGCGCAGCGGAAGTATTCCCCGTCCCGCTTCTTGCCCGAGCGCGAAGAAGCGGATGCCCGCTTGGCTCCACCGGACTGAATCACCCCGTTCTCGGGGACAATACCGCCGAAGTCCATCAGACGCGCCTCACACCGGGAGCCATCACGCGGTACACGCCGACGCGCTCCTGCTCTTCGAGCATATCGTCCACCAACGTATTGAGCAAGAACCCAGTTCTCGGGGCCTCATTCTCCGTGGAAACTCGGCGCTTCTTCGGCACCTGGCCGTATTGGAATACGTCCGCCAGCGCGTCCACGGCATCGTCGTTCTTGTACCGGGGGAAGAACTCAAGCTCGTTCAGGACGGCATCCAGGCCCCTTCGGACATGCAGCCGCTTCTGCTTGGTCATCGCCTCCATGCGGGCGATGCGCTCGAACTTCTTCTGGTTCGGCCCCCGGTTCAGCATGTCGAGGCTATAGGCGAATCCCGTCTTCACCATGTCCTCCTTGAGCCAGGACCCGAGCTGCAACTGGAAGTTCGACGCCTCGACCAGGACCTTTTTCGGGTTCCACCGCACCGCATGGGCCCTGATCCAGTCCACGAGCTGAGGCCCATCGGGATGTCCACGGGACATGTCCACGACCCAGTAGTGCCCGTTGGAGTCGATCGCCACGGTGAGGACCACGGCGGGGTCGTGCTCGGTCTTCTCGGAGCGGTTGGGGTCCACGGCGGTGTAATACTCCACCGTCACGTCGTCGTCGATCGGCAGCCGCTCCCCTTCCCAGAAGTCGAACACATGGATGTCCGCCCTTCGGAAGTGTTGGGTCTCCTGGGGCGTGGGGTCGTTCATGTATTGGCACGACCACGAGTACGGGTCCATGGACGCCTTCTGTGCGGCCAGGGACTCTCGGGTATGCCCCGGCTGCTTCCCGGGTTGCCTCGGGAAGATGGGGTCCCCGGGATAGCCGCAGTCCATCACCCAGGCGTCAAGCTTCTCGTGGAAGGGGTTTTCCTCGTCCATGAGATAGCCGTAGAGGTCGTCGTGGTGCCAGCGGGTCCCAAGCACCAATACCCGGGCATCGCCCAGGCGTTGGGGCATGAGGTTGTGGAAGAAGTGCTTGGTCTTCTCCCGAAGCTCCTTGGTGGCCACGTTCTTCTCGTGCACCAAGTCGTCGCAGATGATGAGATTGTAGTGGTAGCCCACCGTCTGCGTCCCCTCGGAGGCAAGGATGAAGGAGGGCACGCGGGAGTTGTTCTGCTTCAGGGTGAACTTGTCCTGGTGCCAGATCTGCGCCTGGGACGAGGGCTTCTCGTGGAATATCTCGGGGAATAACCAGGGGAGTTCGGGAGTGATGATCTTATTCTTCAGGTCCCGGACGTAGCCCATGCCGATCTTCAGTACGCCGTGGACCATCAAGGTCCGGTCGGTGGGGCGGTTGATCCAGTTGTAGATCGGGAAGGTGACGGAGCCGAGGGTAGACTTCAGGTGCCCTCGGGGGATGAGGAGCATCTTGATGTGCTTCCCCGGCTTCCAGTCGTTCAGCCAGTCGCACACCTTCCGGTGCAGGGGCTCGTACATGGCGTCGAAGCCCAAGAGGTCTTCGGCCAGGGCATACATGTCGGTGGAGTATTTCTCCCGTCCCTGCTTCCAGAGGGCTTCCTCTTCGGACTCGATCTTGGTGGGCATGGACTACCCGATCTTCAGCTTCATCTTCTTGGCGAACTCGGAGAGGTCCTTGCCGTCCTTCTCCGTGAACTGCACCCCCGCCACCCGGAACAGCTCCTTGGCCGCCTGGATCTCGGAGCCCACGTCCTGGCCCGTGGCCATGGACCACAGCAAGAGTTCCTTGTAGTAGGCGATGAAATCATCCACCGCCCCCGAGCCCTTAGCCCGGATCGAGGCCTTCATCTTCTCCCGGAGCACCGTCAGCTCCGAGGGAGTCCCCAGATCGTTCGCGAGGTCGGTCGTCTTGTGCAAGAATGATTTCATGGAACAGATGCCTCCGCATGGCCTTCAAGAGTACCCGCTGGTGCCCCCTACTGCAACCAATCTTCTCATCCCTGATCCATGCCTCGGTGGCGAACCACAGCAGCCCATCGGTGTCCTTCGCATCGTCCCCGAAGTAGAAGGTCCGGGCCTCGGGACCGTACATGAAGGATGCCCTCACCGACCCGCGGTTGAAGAGCAGCCACTCCTGGATCCTCCCCACCAGGAAGATTCGACAGGGGGACCGCAGGCAGACATATCCGTGGGTTATTACTTTAGCCCCTCGGATAGGCTCGAATAATCGGAATGATGCGACCTGCCACCCTCGGAACGCTTGGGAACTCCAAGAGATCTTATCCCTATGGGTTCCGTAGAGCGGGAAGGAATCCATAGGAACTCTCGGAACGAGGCTCGGCAAGGGGCCTACCTTTCGGCGTGGGAAGCCTGCTTTTGGGGTGGTATGTTGGTCGTCTTCACCCCCGATCGTTGAATCTACCCCCCGTAGCGTGCGATTGCAAGCC